CTCTTTCAGTATTCCAAAGAAAAAAGCAGCTAATAAAAGCTGCTCTATATAATGTATAACTTATTATGTTAAGTAGGCGCTAAACTATCATCGTCTAGATAAACCCTTTCATCATATTGCTCTGCTGTCACTTTTACTCTATCGGTTGATGAGGGTTTAATATCTTTAATAAGTACGCTCCGGCACCATCGGTTTGTAGTACCAAACATAAATAAAGGTGGTTCAATTGAGCCATCAAATACAGGTTCAAAATCTAGCGCTTCATTTATAACAACTTCATTGCTTGCTGAGCCTATTGATGCTGTATAAGGTCCTGATAATGTACCGTCCGGTTTTCTAAGAGCCAATACATGTGACTGACCACTTTGCCATTTGAGTTCTACATTTACATATACTGAGTTACCAATAATGTACTCAACAACTCCTGACTGCTCGTAACCAGGTATATCATCAGCTAGTGCACAGTAGTCCAGATAACTTGAGTTAAGTGCATCCATTTCAGTTGTGAAGTTAAAAGTAGTTCGACGGTATCGGCGAGTACGACGCTCACGCATACCATATTGATATGCTTTATCTCTGTTTGTAATTCCAAACGCGCGGATCTTATCTGGATTGATACCCAAGTCACCTGGTAACAGACAAAGCACTGTTTCAGACTTCCAAGTAACAGGGCTAAAGTATTCGACTTCAATACCATCATGCTCATCATCATCGATTAGCTTTATATCTCTTTCTAAAAGTCCGATATAGTTATCAGGCTGATACATATGTTTGTGTATAGTACGTGGTTGGTCACGAACAGGTAAAATCTTACCGTAATCTAATACAGGTTTTGCAAAGCCTGGCGCTAAAACTCTTTTTAAAACCGCAAATAATGTACTGCCAGTATCAAACACGGCATTAAACTCATCACCACGGTTATGCCAAATAGTATGCAAAGCTTCTAACTCATCTAAACCTATTTTATCTTGGCTATGTCCGGCGCTTTGAATCACATGCGCAAAGAAAGGAGCAATATCAGTTGTTGGCCTTGGATCACTCCACACACCGTTTTCATAGACAGGCAAGATTCGTGTTGGTATCACGTTAAACTTGTTTTCTGCAGAACCTGCTAACGCATTTGTACCACGAATTTTTACTGCAATCGTTGTTGCCCCTGGATAACTAGTAGCACTAGTTAATTCAGCTTTTAAGCCAGTCCAATAAATATCATCATATATACGTGTATCATCTGTCGCAGCAGTCACACGCTTTACCCTAACTTCAGGTCTTATATATAATGGTAAGTCTATTGGAACAGTAAAACCCAACTGATCATTCGTAGAATTAGTAAACACTTCATCATCTATTGGTGTCCACTCATCATCACCGGCATTTCTATATTCAATACGTACAGTAACAGTACGAACTAAAAAGTTACCGTCATCATCTAGCTCACCTAGGCCTTGCGGAAATAAGAAATCAAGCCATAGCTTGTTGGTCAATTCACCATCTGGACACGCAAAATAAGGCCCGTTAAACTGCCCATCACCACCGCCATCTTCAACTTCAACGGTTGCATTTGAGTTAATTTCAGATACGAAATCAGTCCAACTAGGATCATCCTGAAATTGGCCATCAACCTTATTAACCTGGTTGCCATTAACATTAAGGTTCAAGATTTCATAGTAGCCATCATTTAGGCCATCAACTGAGTTTGATACTGTAATTATTTCACCGACTTGAAAAGGTAAAGGTGTTTTATGTGTGAAGCTACCAATTTCAGGTTCATATTCGGTTTTGTAAACAATAATTTCATCACCACCAAACGTATATGAATAGGTTCCATTTATACCACCAGTGCTAGTTACTCGGCCTTTTAGTTCAATACCCGAACTACCCGAAGTTGAGCCTACTTCACTTGAGGTGTAAACATTTCTATGAGCTTCATGCCCTGAAACATCTTCGCCTGGTCCAAAGACTTGGCAATCAATATCACCCACATATCGGTTTATTGGTGTGTTAGCTATTAAAATATTCTCATCTAATATTTCGTAACTGCCTTTACCTACGCACAACATTAAATAAAGCCATTGTTCATTATTAATGTATTCTTTGCGGGGCATAGTTAAGTAATCCGGAAACACCTTATGATGACCAGCGTTCTCTGGGATAACTCCCATAAGCTTTGGTTTATTTCCCTGAGTATTAACATCATAAATAGAGCTACCATCTGGCGTAGTGCTGTTGTAATTATCAGGAATTTGGTTAGTCGCGTAAATTGCTACACCAACGGCAATAACAGCAATAATTGCATATGCGATAGCTTCAGCGCCTTTACCTTCAACAATTAGTTTTACGTCATCACCCGGATTAAAAGTTGTGGCCTTAAATTCATTGGGCTTAACTTCTCTACTATTAATAAAAGCACTGAAAAGTGGAGTATCTGACTCAACATAATCAGGCACGTTTGAAACAAGCCATTGGTGCAATGTTTCGCCTGCATTACCTTTGCAAGGCTCAAATAGTGAAAGGTCTAGCTTGTTAGGATATACATTTATATCAACCTGCGTATTCATACACTTTAACCTCACTAAAAAGCCTTTTAAAAACACTCACTCTAACAAACGATGCTCCATGCTTTTTACATGTATGTAGAACATGAATTTCGCCATCGACGTAAACACACACTCCCATGTGCACGAGGTTACCCCCTGTAAAACCGCATATGACCGCACCAGGCTTTACAGCGCATAGCTCAAATTCTTCAGCTAACAATGAATATGCACCTGTGAATTCTGCTTTATGCTCGGAACGAACATGGCCAAAAGATGTAAAAAGCGGGAGGTTATATATATGATGAAGAACTAGACGTGTTAAACCCCAACAATCTAATCCCTTCATCGTTCTGCCACCTTCAACATATGGGACAGTTTTATAATCATTAAGATGGTTCATAATTAACTAAAGTACTTTAAACCTGGGGCAAAATCTGGTGTGTATCGATCAGTTGGCCATGCTGCATTTACCAAGTCATTGAATGATGCAACAACATTAACTCTTAACGCATTAACTTTAACGCTAACAGCTGTCATCTCAAGAGGTCTTTCGTCTGGTTCGTCTAAATAACTAGCCGCATAAACACGGTAAGTAACCTTTATTTTTTCACCCGCTTCAAATGCAGTCTCAACAACCTGCAAGGATTCACCCGTGATATTATCTAGTTGAAACTGTAGGTCTTGACGGCCTTTGACCGAACGTTCCGGTAAAGAAATCCCTAAAGCACACGCTTCATACAAGACCATTTCACCGCCTTCTATACCTGCAGTGACATTTTCAAATTCACTGCAAATACGTCTCACCCCAAATGAAGGTGCTTCCAACTGTAAAGTATGAATAGCAACATCATTTGAGGCACTGGCGTATAGGGTTTGGAGCACTTCGCTCATGATTATATTTCACCAATACCCAACGCTAATGCGTATTGTTGCATTGAATAATATTGCTGCTGTATTTCTTCTTCGGATAGTGCGCGATCGAAAATAGCCACATAGCAGACATCATTGGCTTCATTTTGTGTGTAATCAGAAAATCCAATCAACCATCGTGACCCCATGCCTGCATAATTCACTTGATGAAGAGGTTCGTCTGATAGACTTCTAATTCTAACCCAGTCATAACGTGGCTGATACCACACTGTTTTTAATTCATTTACAGAGCAAGTAATAAAACCAGCCTCGAAATTTAACTGTTCTGACGTAAACTGATCACCTGCAAAAACAGTACCCGGTTCACCATTTTCATTCTGATGAAGTTGTGGTCTAATACCATCGGCTCTGATTTGAATGTTGGTTCCTTTTGAGCCATCAAAAGAGCATACCGGAAATGCATACACGTTATTATCATTAACCTTGCGAGCAATTGTGCAGATTGTAAACTCTCTACCTTCTTCACCGCTTAAATCCGCAGCCATGCTAATAAAGCCATTTTTACCATCACCTAAACGAGCGTATTTATCTGTAAATGTAACTACCCCTTCTGTAATTAACTCACTATTGTTACCACTTAAATCTTTAGAAAAGTCTAGTGAGTTATTTAGGTGGTGAGCTGCTAACAATCCACTTGTTAAGCCTGTATAAGCTAAGCCAATTCGTGGCAAATTCATATTATTAAAATTTGCACCCGCTAAACGTATTAAAGTTCCCATCTTATTTCTCCTGTAAATCAAAAATAACACACCAGTTATAAAGTGAATAATCATAACCATTTGTGCTTGAATAATAGTTCTGTGTAGTGTCAGAATCCCTTAAATTACCTCGTGCTCCTGTGTCTGGGCCAGCTAAATTACCAGTTTCACCAACAGCATATTTAACTGTTACTTTGCTTTCTGGTGAATCATCTAAAACGATTTTTATCTGATCTATGTCTGATACCGACACTGATGATATTCCAAGCTTTATATCTCCAGAATAGACCTCAAAGCCAAAATCCCCCGGATCTGTAACTAGCTCTGTATCTAAAGCCAGTGGAGGGACTGGTACATCGAATTTGATCGTTATAACTCGACCTGTTCTTAGGAGTGACTTGGGTCTTAGTGGCGAAAAGTTTCCTTTGGTTAATATATTAAATAGAGCTTTGCCAAAATAAGTTCCCAGCCAGCGGCTAGAGTGAGATTGCAAATGAACTCCATCACCTAAATATGGGAAAACATAGGTTGGACATGCCATAAAAATATTTTTTTCTTCTTCTGACAGTTCTAACTGAGCTAATGCAATATCTCTTTCATGATTAGGTGATCTTCTTGTATGGCTACTTACTTGATACGTTAGCAAAAACGGTGCGTAATTTTGTGCACAATCATTTGCATAATCATTGATTAAGTTTTTTAGCCTTCTTTTGTATTCATTCTTACTTGTGCCCTGAGAGATATCTGTCTCACCTTGTATCCATAGTAGAGCCTGACTCAGTAAACTTTGTCCTGCGGTTGATTTCATTTCAACATAATGATTTTGTTGTTTATGCAACAAATCATAATTTGGTGATGGTGAGCCAACCGATGGATCGCCTTCTTTATCCAAATAGCGGATTGGGTAACCTCCATGGCCACTCAACGAACCAAAAACTGTTGTTTTTCTAGATCCCAAATGGCTGTCTAATAAATACTGTAATTGCTCACAAGCACCTATAATTGGAGGCTCCTTCCCTTCTGAACCATACTCTGATGTCATTAAAGAAAAGCCATCTGAAATGAAAGGTAATCCAGCCAAACCATCAGCACTACCGGTTTGTCCGTCATAAAGCCCCTGATTCGGCATCAAAACACCTTGGGCTGATTCAGTTGATATGTTGCTAGTACCGTTACCAAGGGATAGTGACTGACCATGCATTTGAATGTGCGTTATTTCTGTAAGTGTTGTTTCTATATTTTTATTGATATTATCTTCAATATAACCTAATAAAGATGCTGTCGGTGATATGTCGCATTCACCGTTTTTGTTTATTGATAACGCGATATTTCCTGACTCATCAGTAATAACATATTCATAATCTGATAGAGATGATTCATTAATATTTTTAATTTTTCGCGTTAAATTCTGACTAAAAGAGAAGTCTAAAAGCCCTTGTTTGTTGATAGATAACGCTATTCGGCCATTCTCGTCACTAATTGCATAATAATGATCGGCTAAATCTTGATCATTTATGCCATTTATTTTATTTCGCAGGCTTTCACTTATAAAAAAATCTAAAAGTCCATTTTTGTCAATGGAAAGTGCAATTCGGCCATTCTCGTCAGCAATTGCGTATAAGTAGTTATCTAAATCACGACTTTCAATATATAAATCTTTAACAAAAAACTTATCATCTTCATCGAACCCCACCGATACTAATGCATCATTCATTGATGATAGCCCTGCGCGACCAGAATCATCTTTTTTTAGTAATATCTGATCTGAAATGCTTGCATCAAGATAAAATTTAACTTTACCATCGTCAGAAATTGATAATAAAAGATTTCCGTCTTTGTCAGCTATTGCATATACAACATCTCCATCAGTTGTAGGTATTGAGCTTGGAGACGTTTTAGTTGATGTGTTCTCTGTGGCCTGAGTTATATTTGATAAAGAAACCTTCAATTTGTTTTGTAGCGATGATAGTGCTTCATACTTATCGTATGGGGATTTATTCCAAGAGTCGCCTAGATAACCGTAAAGTCCATTATTGCTTTCAATTGGGTCATTCCAAACTTCTGCAAGCTCATTATTTGCAGGCTCTCCATAGGCGTCAAGTTCTGCTTTAGTTATAAATGACAACCGTCCTTGAACCATAGCCTGAATAGCTGAAAAGCTATCTTTAATTGCCTTTGAAATACTATCTTTAGTAACACCATTTACTACAGTGGTTTCATTATCACTGCCTGACAAAATAGTGTTAAGTTGTGCTAACAAAGTCTCAAGCTCAGTCACTAAACTAAAAAATGACATTTCTAATTCTCCTGGTAAGTATCTAAAGCGTCAGAAACGCCATTAACAAATTCATCTAAGGTGTTTGGTTCTAATAAGCTGTTAGCAGTGGCTTCCTCACTCACTACCTGCCGCTCTTTAATTTCTATATTCGCGCTGTAACTCCAAAACCCGCCATTGAAACTGCATGACTCAAGGGGGCTTTGTTTAAAACGTACATCGTGGTCAATCAAGCCTTGGG